TAGGCTTCATCCAAGTAGTAAAGCAGCTTCTTCGGCTGTTATACCTAGGCGATCAAGAAGCGCAGCCTTAGCTGATGCTTTAGCTTCCAATTCATTTTGGCGAGCAATTTCAGCGGCTTTATCTGCTTTCCATTGTGCCATTTCTTCAGGAGTAGCATCTCGCTCAGTAATTGTCTCTGGAGTTGTCGTGTAATCAATTTCAGTAATTTTCATCATATCTCCTAGTTTTTAATTCCATAAACGCGGATGGTTCCTGTAAAGTTTCCGCTTGCCTGATAAATAGTTAATCCATCGAATTGAGTTGTTCCAGATTGTGAAGATACATTTCCAGAACCTTGACCAACTTTGGCTCGCTGATTATTCATAAGAGTTGCGAATGAAAGATTTGGATTCTGCAAATTAATAACTGATGAGCCTTGGCTAGTTCCAGGTTGCTGGTGATAATAGGCATCTGTTACATCAGGATTTGTATTCCAAGCAGACCCTGCGCTTTGATACCAACCAGCATTGTTATATCCAGATGTTGTATCTGATCCACTTGCTCTTAAGCGCATAAAGTTCATAACATCAGTGCTTTGAGTAAAAGGTGCAACGATAATTAAATAATTGTCGTACGTCGAAGAAAATACTCCGTTTAATGATAATGAAGTACACGCACTGAATACGGTCTTTCCTGCTGAAGTGCTAGCGCTAGTTCCTGAAAAGGCGATAGAAGATGGACTAATCAAGTTTAATCCTGGAGTTGTGCTAGACGGAGTAGCCCAAGATGGAATCCCTGCTGCAACTGTTAAAACCTGACCAGTTGAACCAATACCTAAACGCGAGAATGTTCCCGATCCTGTGCCGTAAAGGGTGTCCCCTGAAGTCGTAATGGCTGTGGCCATTGAGTTGGTAATGGTTACCGCCCCCGAAGTTCCACCACCTGAAATACCGGTTCCGGCAGTAACCGCAGTAATATCGCCGACATCATTAGTGATCCATGTATAAGCGAGATCGGTTCCAGAAGTCTTGGATAGAATCTGACCAGTAGTTCCGCCCTTTAGGCCGACCAAGGCTGTATCGATATCCTGACCAAGTGCAGCGATGGCGGTAGCGCCGTCCTTCACCAAGTCGGTTGATTGAGGAATATCCCAACCAAAGTTAGTAGTTGTTGTTGCCATTAGGCTACTGCTCCTATCGCGTTAATCCATGTAAGGGTTGGACTTAGTGTGTTCCATTTTTCTGCTGCATTTACCTGCTCCCATTTTACCGCAACTTGGGAGAAGTTTATTGGAGAAGCGTTAAAAGTAACGCTGAGGTTGTTTAGGCTAGCTCTGAATGTCCAGCCTTCGATGTAACCCTGAAAGGAGCCATCGTTGATATTACCGGGCAGATTCTGAATCCATACGGGCTGACCCATAAAGATATTGAGTAAAGCGTCTCGATCGGTATTGTCCATTTCAGGATTGCCAAGAACGAAAGTGATTGCTTGGAATTTGGCATACGGAAAGGCTCGCAAGGCTATGTATCGATCAGCTAAGGATTGAGCATCAGCCGTGTGTTTAATTCTTGAAGTAAAAGATTCAGCGTAAACACCATATAGAGATTGGCTTTGCGTATCCTGGGCTGTGTATTGACCGCTGCCAGTATTGCCATAATTTATATGGAAGTAATTGCGAAGATCACCAGAGCGGGTAGTGGAAGATAAACCGATTCCGTTGGCCTGATTAGCATCAAGGGTTGTATAACCGTTATTGGCTAAATAATCCTGTCTATGGGTTGAATCAGCATATCCAATATTGCCGTTAGCATCTTCATAAATAACTCCAAAAGCTGAATTAGCGATCGCTGCGCATAAAGAATAAAGATCGGTGTCTTCGGAAGATCGAGCAATCAGTTGATAATCGCCTGGGCGATCGATCTCCCCTAATCCAATATTTTCAGCATTTGCCCATGTAATAGTTGGATCATATGCCGCCCAAGTTTGGGATGGGGATACTTGATTCCAATCGGCCAATAAATATCCATTAAGAAGGGTATAAATTTGGTTGCCGTCATAATCAGATGAAAGGATTCCGGGATCTACGACCTTAGGTAATTTGGATAAAGCGCCTAAAGCTGTAATTGTTGCTACGGTCGTATATCCGATGCTCCCAGCTTTATTGACTCCAATAGTGAAATCAGAAATAAATCCACCGAAAATAGGAACATAAGTTCCAGTTGAGTTAGTTACCTCTACGGTTAAAGAGGTTCCAACATTGAAGTTATAGCTCGAATTATTAAAGTTAATTAATTGGACTTGGCAATATCCTGCTATGGGCTGAATGTTGATGTCTGTACGGCCCGAAGTCACGGTTAGGTTGGCTATTGTTACATCCGTTACCTCTGAGCCATCAATCTGAACTTTATAGGTTGGAGTCCATGCGGTCATTAAAAGAATGCCGCGCTTCCAAGGGTTCCTCTAGCTGAGGAATCATTAAGAATGCTCACTATTTGGCGAGCCGTAGATTCGCTATCGATCGCTCCATTAACGGTTATATTTGTATTTCCACCGCTTACATAACGGTAAGCCGCGATTGGTTCATTAGGCATGACTGGGCTTGGAGCAGCTTGCGGAGCAGTAGCGCCAGTCTCGAAGGATGTGTTGCTAAAAGGATTTAGAGATGATCCGATAGTTTTGGCAAGATCAATCACTCGCTTAATTTTGTTATAAAGATTATCGAAGAAATCAACCACGGCGGCAAGGCCATCGATAAGACCACCTATTACTCCACCTAGGATCTTAAACGCTTCGCCAAGGGTTTTGCCAATAATTGGAGCAAGCGTATCTTTAGCGAATGATCCTACAACTTTAAATAAATCATAAAGAGGCTTAAGTTCATCGCTATTATCTTTTAGTGAATCACGAACCGTATTAAAGGCCGACTTCAAGCCATTAATAATTGGAGTTATAACTTCCATGACCGGGCGAAGTTTATCCCCGAGGTTGCTTGTGAAATCTGAAATGGCTGGAATGACCTTTTTAACGATGATGTCGACCATTGGCGTAATAGCGTCAAGAATATATGTGCCTACGGTTTCCTTGCCTTCGTCAAAGGCCACTTGCAATCGAGCTAATTTACCTTGAAAGGTATCGGCTTTCGTAGATGCTTGATTTTGAAATGTATCCGCAAGTTTGCCAGTAATTTCATCCATGCTCATAGTCTTGAGCTGGGCGGATGTAAGTCCTATGCCTAATTTAGCCAGAGAGGCAGTATTGCCTTCGGCTGCCTTAGCCATTGCATTAGTGACGGCTTCAAGTGATTTGCCAGAACCTGCTGCAACATCGATGGCAATTGTCTGTAATTTTTGAGCCTTTTCGACATCTCCAGTTGCCCGGGCAAGTCGTTCTAACGATGGTCGAAGTTCATCATCTGTAACACCGAAGGCTAAAGAAGTTGCTTTTATATAATCTTCAGTTGCTGAAATCTGTTTATCTGTTGCGCCAGTTACATTCTTAAGAGTAAGGGCTAACTTTTCTTGAGCGGCTGCATCTTCGATCGCAGACTTAACGCCATCGATGGCTAACTTTCCTGCATAGGCTACGGCGGCTGCGCCTGCTGCGGCAAAGGCTAATCCAGCCTTCTTTCCAAAATCTGAAACTTTATCGCCGAAAGAAGAAACATCTTTATCGGCCTTATCAAGATTCTTAGTGAAGTTATCGACATCAGCAAGAAGCTTGAGCGTTAACGCCCTTGTACCTGTTGCCATTAGCCCCACTCCTTCAAAATTTTATCGAATGATTCTGTCCATCTAGCCACGATCTGCGGTTGAATCTTGCGCAGCGTTGGATAAATGAACCAGCCCTTCGAGCCTCGACCTTCACGGCCTGACCAGACAGGGAACTGCTTATATTTGTTAGATCCGAATTCAGAACCGCCCCAGATGTCTTTGGTGGTTGCTCCACCTGAGAACTTCTGAGAAGCGAAGCCATAAGTAATCTCACCGATACGGCTTGACTTCTTAACCCTCGAACCTTGAGCAATTCGACCAGCAACTTTATTGCTTTGGAGATTGCCAGCAGTTTGAATAACTTCAGCCCGGGCAAAGTCGGCCAGAGCGCCTGATTGGCGCTTGGCCTCTTCGTTTGCCTCATCACCCATATTCTTCAGGGCTTTAAATACCATGCGGAGTTCATCTCGATCGAAGGCGATTAATTCATCTGCCACGATTTCGCTCCTCTAATATTTCAATCGCTGTAAGAATATCTTCGGCACTTTGCCAATGATCCATGGGGATCTGTGTAGCTAGTGCCAGTTCTACCAAGAGTCGGCTTACGCTTCCTCTTGGATGACTTTTGGGTTTCCTTCACCTACTTCAACATCCGCAACCGATTCCATCCAGACATCGAGTGTCTTAGTTGGCTTGCCGCCTGCA